TTTACTTTCTTACGCCCTGTCTGGTTTAAACAGATGACAGCCACCATGTGTTGCCATCTGTTAGCCACTTGTTGTTGAACCATTAGATCATCACGCATTGGTTTTACCATTTGCTTTTTGAAATGTATCTATTAGCTTTCCCTTATAACCCATGGTGCCGTAGTGAGTTGTTTCACCATCTACCACAGCGTGAAATTTAAATCCAGCTTCTCTTGCTAGATTACAAAACTTTACATCCTCACCTATCCAAAAGTTATCTTTAAATTCTGTTTCCCAAAAATTGTAAAGATATTTAGCTGCATCCTCTGATATGGCACTGTAGTTTTTAATATGTAATTCAGGATGCTTGGCCATCAACTGCTCGTATACTCTCCTGTGAATCATCGTCAGACCGGCTGGACCTCTTTTTAATTCTGTTATACCTTTTTTATCTATGTTTATGTTTTGATAATCCTCAAACTGCACAGAATACTTTACAGAATTGTCCTGAGTTTTTTTCCTGTACGGACAACATATAAAATCTTTTTCGGCTATTATCATTCGTCCTACTACATCTGGCTCAAACCCTACGTCTGCATCTATAAACAATTGATAATCAAAACCTGATTGTAAAAACAAAGCTGTTAATATGTTTCTACCATATCCAATGTAAGGACACTTAAATGTATTTATTGTTGTTTTTATTTTTGCTTGTGTAAATTTATCAAATAATTTTAATAATGATAAACAAGTATCTACATGCATTTGATCATACGCAGGTAAAGATACACATACACTTGGTATTTTTTTCGTCATACTATCTCCTTTTTATCTTCTATTTCTACTTTTTCGTCTGGTGTTTCTTCTCTTTCTAATCCCTCTACTGGTAATTTAAGTACTCGTAGCTGTGGAAAAGATTCTTTGTTGTCGCCTTTGGGAAATCTTTTTTTACAATCAAAGTCCCCTTTGAAATGTTGGCGAATCAAGTGAGCTGTCCTATCTCTTTTTTGCGTCCAGTCTCCTCGTTTTAATTCTTCATAAAATTTTTGAAATATAAAATAATAATAATCATCTTCGATTAATACTGATCCACTTTCAAATGCAGTGTTGGTGGTTGCCTCTGGTCCATTTACATATTCTATCAAAGCTTCTTTTAAAATTTCTATAGGGTTTGTTCCTATAGGTGGTGGCATATCTTTTTTGGTGGCCCACAATCCTTCAAGAATTTTTTGAAACTCATTCTGTTTTATAATTGGTGGAAAGATACTTGTGCTATCTGCAACTAACTTACGCATTTGTTTTACTTCATCCATACGACTTATGTTTTTTGCGTGCACTTGCACCACATCGTTGTTACCAAGTTCTACATCAAAAAAATATTCTGGTTCAGGTCTGTAAGTTATTTTAATTAAATTAGATAATTGTGGCCAGTGTGTATCTCTATTACTTCCTATACCAAATTTTCTTTTAATACACACACCCTTTGCACAATAAGCAGAGATAGGTAAATCATAACAAGTATGCCCTGCAGTATCTTTTTTCCAAAATTTTATTTTTTCTTTTACTTTCTCATCACCCCATATTTCATCGTATTGTATGTAATCTCTAGCTGCTTGTAATACTTTCTTGTCCCAAGACTCTGGATATTTCTTTTTAGAAAAAACCATGTAGTTAAATAAAAATCTATCTCTTTCATCTTTTAGTTTGGTGCCTGATTCCTGTACCTCTTTGCAGATAACTTGTAGGCATGGTGGTCCGTCTTTTAGATCCTCAGGTCCACCTTTTAATTCATCGTTTACTTTTTTATTTATTAATTCTTTTAAAGAGTCTTTTGTTTGTAAATTAACCTTGACGACTTCTAAAAAATCTTTGTATTCTATGTGGCTGCCATCAGGTTTAAGAGCTCTACGCTCTGTAGTCTTAAAGTAGGGTAAGTTTATAAAACTACCTACCGTCTTTTCTCCATTTTGATTTTTACCTAGTTTAGTTTGTTTAGGATAGATTTCAGTCTTAGATGATAAACCAAATAAAAATAATAAATTTTGTAATACTTCTCTTATTAATGTTGCAGGAACTTTTTCTTTTGTAAAAATATATACATGCAGTCCACCACTTTTAGATTTAATTGGTATGACAGGTAATTTTTTATCTTCTATAACTTTTAAAAATTTACCTAGGTTGTAATCAGAATAATCTTTTGGATCTACATCTATTGCTCCAAACGAACAGGTACCCTCATCATCACAGGGTTGTAGTCCTATTGATACTTTGCCATCTAAATGTTTTTGATAATCTTCGTCTGATATTTCTCTGTGAGCCCAGCCATAATCGCCTGGGTCTATCTTTAATTTACCTGTGTTCTCATCTATGTAGCCGTTGTCTACGTTACAAAAACCAAAGTCTCGTGTTAATCCTGTAAAATACTTTTTAAATTCTTCCATATCTTTATTAAGGGCGCTTCCACTCTCGCTTCCACGCCCTTCTCGCAAGTGTTACTCCACGGTAACTCTATTATACGATGTCTCCAGTATTTTTAGGCGCATCATATTTTGGTTTAGCTGCACCTTTCGATACAGTTTTTTGAAGTTGTTGTGCAACTTCATAAATAGATGCATCGTCTTTATTACTGACATCAAGATTTCTTACTCTTGATGGTTTGTAGACATGCCAGCTTTTACTGCCCGCGGTTCTGCCAACAGTTTTTAAATTATAAACTGCTGCATAAGATGCAGGATTAAAAGAACCTTTGTCATCTGAGAATCTAAGATTCTTAATCAGATTGTTTAGTTCTCTAGCTGGAGAAAGATTTGACGATCTCATTGGGATAACCGCTGGTTTAACTTCACCATCTACCATTGCCAATACATAGAAGTACGCAGTCTTCTCAACATAGTTACCATTTGGTAATCTATATCTACCATTCTTTTCTTCTTTAGCGTCAGCTGGAATATCGATGTGAGTTCCAACAGGAGCAGAAGCACTATCGCCTCTCTCTTGCCATTCAGGATATCTAGTCTGTGCGTGAGCTATCACCACATCTAGACCCTTATCGCTCTCAATGAGAGATCCAAAACCTGATGAATATATCATCCCTGGTTTTGCACCCGCTACGTGTTTAGCGTCTCTCTCATTACACTCTGGAGAAAGTTGATGTAGGATCTTTAAGATCGGAGTTGAAACATCGTCCGACTTAATTTCCTCTGCACCTTTACCAGAGTCTGCTCTGAGATTGATTGTTGCCAACGCACCTGCATTGGTCTTTGTTGCTACTTGACTATCCATATATCCTCCTATTGATTTGTTAGTCTATTGTTTTGGTTTGTTTTTAATTTGCGTTTGATTCT